CTTTACACCACTTCTCTGTGATGTCAATTAACCATTCAAAATTAACAACCTGTCTATGTAGGGAACTTACAAGTTCCAATATTTCTTTAAATTCTGTATCATTAATATCTGATCTATTCTCTATCTCTATCTGTAAAATTTCTTGTGTTGCAGGCTTATCATACTTCACAATAAATTGTGTTATCTCCTCAAAGATAACACGTTCTTGATGATTATCAAAATAATCTGGCTCAATAAAAGGAATAACCTTGCGGATATATTCCTCTTCATGAATCAGATTTCGTAGAATTGTTGTTTCAACTCTATCCATAAATTAAGCACCATAACTAAATTCTTGTTGTGCAATTTCATCAAGGGCTTGCATTACCTCTGGAGTAAAATACTCTTCTGGATTAGCATAGATTTGTTTTGCATATAATTTCTTACCATTGATCTCATATCTTCCTGCAACATTCTTCCACAATCCTCCTATCTCTCCTAGTTCAAGGAGACCATAGTATCTGTCAAGACCACGTTCATCATAGAACAAACGTATATCAACAGTTTTATTTTCTTTACTTAAACGTGATTTATGTGTCTTTGCTTTGATAATGTTTCCAATGACTTCTTTACCATCCTTTTCCTTTTTCTTTCCAAGATAAATGATTGTACTCGCCGCATACTTGAGTCCACTACCCCCGCCCATTTCTTTTGTTGGGACATAAGCTCCGATGACATCATACGTATGGTTTGTGACAATGAGTGGGACATTAGCTTGGCCGAGTTTAAGAGTTAACATTCTAAATGCACCTTTCACCAATTGAGATTTTGTCATATCACGAACTTGTTTATCATCAAGTGCGTCTCTGATCTCTTTTTCAGTAGAAAGCATTCCTAAAGAGTCTAACACAAACATGCAGGGTTTGCGATCTTCTGTGTTGGTCTTTAAATATATATCCACGGCCTTAAGTGCCTTGGATCTAAACTCTTCAATTGTTACAACATTAACAACAACGACCCTATCTAAATCAAGTCCTCTATCTGCGAGTAGAGACTTATTAACAGCGGCTTCAGTGTCAAAATATAAACAGTAACCGTCAGGATTACTATCAAGGAAGTTTTTAACGACAGCGAGACTGAAAAAAGTTTTTCCAGTGCTAGACTCACCAGCAATAGCAGTAATCTTGTTCCCAGATACACCACCAAATATGCTACCTGAAACCAATCCGTTAAAGATGTACGAACCAGTGTCCACAAATCTTTCAGTTTCGTCAATATCGGATGCGAGTTGGGTGTACTCATTTCCTATCTCCTTGACTATCTCTTTTAAAAAATCCATAATTAATCGTGTTTGTGATCCAGTTTTCCAGACATCTCATATGCATCCTTGTTTCCACCATGACCATGTGCAATTCCAAGTTCATGCATCTTAGCATGTTCGTCTATAGGATCACGTAAATCGGTTTTACCTGGCCCTATTGTGAGATACAATCCGTATCCCATAATAAAAAATAGTAATCCTACTATGATGAATACTAAAATCATATTACCATCCCGTGTTGTTCTCTAAGTATTTTTTTGTAAGGCCCGCCAGGATTTTCATCTCTGACTTCCTTAACTAACTTTAATTTTTCATAAAGTTTTTCGCATTGTGGTTCACCTATATTCTTACGACACTTCCAAAGTGCAGTAACAATATAAGCAAACTCCTTATCATCAATAGGTAAATCCATTATACAAAAAAGGAATCAAGACTAGCTGTTCTTTCCACGTTCCATTCTATCACATCTAGGATAATTTTCAAGGGGTCTAGAAAAGACTTCTCAAACTGTAAATCATAATCAATATATTTCTCAATGCCTAATTCTCTAGGGAAATCCTGAATAAAAGACATTACATTTTCATGGATAGGATTAGGACTACGTAAGTAACAAAACTTAACTTTCTCACCATTACCAATAAGAGAATACTTACCTTCAAGACCTAATCTCTTTACATGATGATTGAATAAGAGAGATCCCCTTGCATGTATGGGCGTTCCCTTTTCATATATTGCATTACGACCTTTGTATTTAACAACATCAGAAACTGTCCTTGGAAAGGATATATCCTCTGGTGGAAGTGATTTAAACTGATTACGGAACTTATCAATATAATCAATCATTTCATCTTCAGTGCCACTCATCATCACTTTCAATGCATCCTTAATAGCCTGACGACATGGTGCTGGTGTGGAGGATTTAACAGCCTCAATACCCATAATCTTAAGTTTAGGATCCTTGTATCTCACACCCTCACTATCCCATACATTTAGAATGTACCTCTTCTTAGCAGTCCATATACCACGATCTGCAATGTTCTCACGTTTCATGATCATCTTCTGATCATAAGCATTTACGTAGTCGGCCAGTTCTTGGTAAGAACTTTCAATATAAGGCTCAAGTTCCACTTCACAGATCTTATTAAGGAACGAAACAACGCCTTCAGTAGTTTTCTCTCTCCCCTCGTATACACGTTCGACCAGAGGGCCCAAATTAAGATAAATGGAATCAGTATCTGAAGCAATAACATAATCAACCTCCTCTGTTTTCAAAATTTTATTAATCTTCTGATTCATTTTGTTCTCTATCCAACGAATAGAGACCTGACCAGAAAGAGTAATCGCTTCGGCATTTTCTAATTTATAATACCTGAAGTACTGATTGCCGATAGCACCATAAGCAGAATTAAGAGAGATCTTCTTCGCCATTTGGATGTTGTTGCATCTTGCAATTTCTTTCTCCAATGCCTTACTGGGGGCCTTCTCATACTTCTTCTTAGCATCGATCATCCTCCTCTTAAAGGTTACACGTTGATCATAATACTTCTGCATCAACTCTGGAAGGAACCCACGTATATCTTTTCTATACTGAGCTCCATTAGCACATGTTGCATAGTTACTATCAACATCTATCTCCCGCTTGAGAATCCGTTCAACGCTCGCACTGGGATGTCTAGTCGGCCTGAGGGTCTCTGGGCTGATATTGTACTGCATAATAAGATGAGGGTACAGACTATTGAGGTCAAAACTAACCACCCAATCATACTTTCCTGGAATCGGTTCCTTGACATAAGCTCCTGCGTATTTTTCATCTTTTTTGGATCCTATTTTAGGAGGAATAGCTATCCCTCTCTTTTTCAATTCATTGTATATTATACAATCCCAAAGCCTAACTTGAAAGAAAATGTCTTGATAATTAACCTTGGCATCATATGCCATAGTTAACGCAAGTTCAATCAACTTAAGTTTATCTTCAAGACGGTCAACCAATTGTACGTCAATTATATTATACTCTACAAACTTTTGCCAACCATTTGTGTAGAAATCCTTAAAGGTATCATACTCACTGTGATCTAATTTCTTTTGTCCTAACTCTTGTTGTGCAATATAATCCAAACGGAAGCTCTCTTGGTTTGGAGTACCAGGCGACCACTTATAAAGACGCATATAATCTAATACAGATACCCCACCAATATCAACAACAAAATTCTTACGACCCATCTTCACAACTTCATTCTGAGTCACAAGACCCCAAGGTGATAATCTCTTCATCAACTTGGCACCAAGAACTCTATTCAATCTACCAGCAATATAAGGTATATCGAAAAATTCACAGTTCCATCCAGTAACAACATCTGGAGTATTTTCAATCCACCATTGTATAAAAGAACTCAATAAATGATGTTCATCATTACACTGACGGTAATCAACGTTATCATGAGTATTATTAAATGGGCGTGTACCCCATGTAATTATTTCTTTAGTTGTATAATCCTGAATAGTAATCAACAATACTTCTTCTGAAGCAGATTCAACATCAGGGAATCCATTTTCAGATTTAGTCTCAATATCAATTGTTACTAATTTAATCTTACTAATATCAAACTCAATCTGATCCTCTGGATAATTGTCAGAAATATATTGGTATATAAATCTTTCAAATCCAAAAACATCAAATCCATCTACATCATTATACTTAGTAATAAAATCTCTAGTCTCACGAATAGTGCCAGGCTTAACTGGTTCCACATATTCGCCAGATAGAGTTCTATATTTACTCTTCTTTTTAGAAGAAACAAATAATGTAGGATTATAAACATCTCTATGAGTATACCTTTGACCATTCTCATAACCACGAACCAGTATTTGGTTCCCGACCATTTGAATATTAGTATAGAATCTCATTAGGTAATTGTCACGTAGTAATCTAAAAGATCAGTGGTCGGCTCGACAAATGTAAGAACATCATCCGACCTTATCATTACAGCATCTTGATCTGTATATTCATCTAACCAAGGAACTATTCTTTTATCTGGCCTATCACCAGACACAACTAGTTTTGGTTTAATTAATTTACAATCAGGTTCTCCTATTTCTTGCATCACTGATACGACTTCAGAGATGACAACTTTTTCATTCTTCAGTATCAGAATCTGTACGTTCTTCATTTAATAATTCCTGTTCAACTACTGTATTTTCTGATGGTGGTTGAGATAATTCTTTAACAACCTTTTCTTCATTGGCAACTTTTTCTTCCCAAGATTCTTTAAGTTTTGGAAGTGGTTCGCAAATAACACTAACCATGTCAGCAGGTATTTGAAATACCGTGTCACTGGAAAAAGGATTCCATCGGCTTATATTTACACTGATACTATCACTAACAGTCTGATCCTCATTCATCATACGAGAAAGTGTAATAATATAAGGATGAGAAAGTTGATAGCCAACTATTTTGGGTTGTTCATCTGTAGTTCTAATCTCTTCTATATCAGCAATTACATCCTGTTTAGGTTTCAGGGTTAAAAGTTTTACCGTCATTACTTTACTCTTAATTTGGCTATTATAAAGGGGAACTTGATTTTAGTCAAGCTCCCCTTTGATTTTTAACTCATTAATATTTAGTCACAATAAACTAAACAATGTGAGTTAGTTGGATGATCCTTACATTCATCTTCCCAGTAATTTTCTTTAGGAAGAGAATAGTTGAAGTCGTGCATCCTACGGATGTCACTCATAGCGTTTTTAATAACGCTGAACGGTGTTGTGATTTTCATGATACACCTCCTTAAAGATACTCTTTACGAGCGTGATGTTCTGGAACAATCTTACCCAAACTTACAGTTAAAAGTCCATCTGCAAATGATACATCTTTAACTTCTACATCATCGGAAAGTGACCATGATCTAACGAAAGATCTTTGAGCCAATCCTTGATGACTGTAGTTTACATTTTCCTTCTCTTCTTTCTTACCTTCAACGGTTAGTTTACCATACTCAGTGTAAACTTTAACCTCTTTCTTTTTGAACCCTGCAAGTGCAATCTCTAATCTGGACTCAACATTGTTTACATGAATTAGATTGTAGGGTGGGTAATTTACTTGTTGTGTTTCATTCCAAAAACGGTTTAGATACTCATCCATTCCTATGCTGTTCTTTGTAATCTTATCTAAAAGATCAGGAAGATTAGCAGAATGGTATCTGGCTAGTGTACCCATAATAGTAGCTCCTTTACTAAGCGAGTTTGTGTTTTGTGTACCCTTTCGGCGTACACTACTAATTATAACAGAAACCATTAAAAAAAGGGTGAGGAAACCCTCACCCCCTTTTCACTAAAAATACTGGATATATCTGCACCCAATTATTATTTAGTTTCTTCTACTTTTCTTTTTTTGCCTATATTATATTTTGTCTCCAAAACCCAATCCCCTTTCTCACTGTATGCAAGAACTTTAATTTGATTTAATGGTGCAACATCTAAAGGAGTATCCTGATCTACTCTATTAACTAAACCCCAATCACATAATAATTGTGTTATACGATTTCTACGTGCAACATCATTCTGTGTTAGATTGGCAGTCTTACCATCTAATGCAAATAGTTCTTTAAAGTGAACTATAAAATACTTACCCTGTTTATGTAGAATGTGACAGGATTGATATAGCTTCTTTTCTTTTCTGGATGCAACACCTATTCTTGTAAGTGTTTCACGTACCTTAAGAAAATCATCAGGTTCTCGTAGAGTAACCTCAATCATATTATTGGGAGACCAACTCACTTCAGGTTCGGTACTCATTTTTTTCCTCCAATCTCAAGTTTAGATCTAATGAATGCAATTTGTTCAGATGATAAAATACGGAGAGCCTGTGTCGCTTTTTCATTACTATAACCATAGTAACGTTTCACACAATCAAGATCTTTGATCTTATCTTTTCTCAACCAAGGAGAGAATCTCTTCTTTTTCCTCACACTATTTAGAAAAAAATCATATTGAAGTCTCTTAGGTAATGAGTGATTAATATTCATCTCATTAGCTAGTAAAACAGTATCGAGATGACCTGACATACATTTGTTAATAATGAAAGGTGCATACTCACGTTCAGTATCTGGATCTTCTGTAATAATATCTTTCTTATTGATATTAATACTATTGAGCCAATCTTTAAGTTCCATTATCCTTCCCAAATCAAATCAGGCATTGGTGTTTGTTGTCCTCTTAGTGTAAACATAAGAATAATATATCCGACAAACCATATAATATTAAATATCCATGCCTGTCTCCAAAGATACTTTCTTATTGCCATAGATCTAAGAACCTCTGGAGCTTTATCCTGAGATCTAAAGATCTGTTCTATTATCAATGCAATAAAGAATCCTATCACAAGAGGATAGAATACAAAGTTTGCAAATGACATTATACCTATTAAAAAAATCATTTTTTAAAAACTCCTAGTTTGGATAGTAACCATAGTGTAACTATTGTCCACCCTATAACGTACCACATGTTCATGTTAACTCCTTAATTTTATCACGCCAATACTCTCTATCTTCATCAGAGATCCAAGGAGAGTGTACCATAATATGTGCGTGTTGTAGCCACTTTTTATCATCCCAATCCTTTCTAGGTTTATCTATGTATTGTTTTAGTGTCATCTCCTCAATTCATTCAGGATGTGTGTATATGCACTTATTATATCACCATTATCATTTCTGAACAAATCTTTATCAAAGTTTTCTTTGGTTCCAATTTTCCATAATCTACAACTATCAGGACTTATCTCATCAGCAAGAAGTAAATTACCTTCACTATCATCACCAAATTCTATTTTAAAATCAACTAAATCAAAACCAATATCAAAAAATATTTTTATTAACTGTCGATTAATTTGTAATGCAGTTCCAATAAATTCTTCTGGATCATATCCCATCAACTTCATTCTATCATATGTAAGAAGTGGATCATCTTTACTATCATCCTTCAGATGAAATTCAACTAAAGGTGTCATCAACAATTTACCTTCTGGAATTGTAGTCTGTCTACAAATAGAACCAGCAGTAATGTTTCTAACAATAACTTCCAATGGAAGAATATTTACCTTTTTACATGACATAATCCTTTCGGGAAATGTATCAAGATAATGAGTTTTAATTCCTACCTTCTCTAATTTTTGAAATATAATTGAAGATATTTCGCAACAGATACGACCTTTATCTTCTAAGAATAATTCTTTCCTGCCATTACCAGCAGTAACTTTATTCTCATATTGTATGAGAACCTTATTAGGATCATCTGTAGTAAAGACGGTCTTTACTTTTCCTTTTATGATTTGTGTTTTAGTCATCGTATAATGTCAATGTCCATATCTTTTGTCCATACTTCTAGTTCAGTTCTTAAACTACCAGAGGACTTAAGTTTATTGTATCTTTTAGAAGCCATTTTTTTCCACTTTTGTACAACTGATTCCATATAGAACTTCTCAAAGTTTTGAGGGTTCTCTACTAAAGTTTTATCCTCACCAAGTAAAATTTCTCTTACATTTGCAAAACCATAATCAGAAAAATAAGTTCTTTTCTTTTCAGTGAGAGCTGTTGCATTTGCAATCGCAGTCTGGAATTCCACAGCCTTTTGAGAACTTAAGTTCTTCTTGATGATAGCTATCATCCGTTGTTGTGTTTTTAACTTGCGACTTGAAGCGTCGGCTTTGACTAGTGTATTTCCATTGTTTCTCTCGATAAACCATTTGTTTAGACCCTTAAAGATTTGATCGTGAAGTAGTGGAGTAAAGTTACTCTGAGTCAAGCCTTTATATCTCATTATAGGTTTTAATCCATCATATTGTGATGAACTCTTTGTAGAACCATATAAAGATGTTGTTTCAAAATGGCATATATTGGCATCATATTTCTTATTTAATATTTCTCTGACTTCATGTGTGCAACACAACATAGCCAAAAGTTTACCACCAAGATAATTATATCCAAACGGTTGAGTTGGAACAATAATAAATCCCATGATAGCATGGCGATTAAATATTGAAAGATCTGGAGTAGTACCTAACCAATCATTACGTGGTTTAGAATTTATAGTAGGAGAACCAAATCTACAAAAACCAATAATTGTATTAGTATTCTTTTCAACTACCATCCACTTCAAAGATTTTCCAGGCACAGAATCTTCAATTGCATGTGAAGTTGTTATCTGTAATTTCTCATTAAACTCCCTCAGAGATCTAATACCAGATACCCTTCCACTAGTCTTCTTAAGATCTCTAGCTTCATAACAAACAATATCCATATCCTCTGGATGCATATCGTATGCAGTAAACATGCCATGAGTATCCTCTTCCTCATAAAACTGAGAAAGAGGACTACGATTTAATACACGTTCAATTTTTACATTACGCAAATATTCATCAATCCTATCCATGTTGGAAAAGTAATTGATAAATTTATCAGCTGCGTATATAGCATCCTGTTCAGATAATATCATTATAATATTAATTTTTTAGGAGGTGTGGCAATAGGAGAAAACATCTGTTTATAATTATCAATAAACTCTTCTTGCGGTTCATTGATATACACCACATATCTTCTAGTAACTTCTAACTCAGTATCCTTACCTTTTAATAAAGGAGACCAAGGTGCAAGTCCTACCTGACCCTCTTGTCCAGAAGGAACTATAACAATAGGATTTTTAATGACTATAGAGTCATCAGTTTCTTTGACTAGATCGGTGATTACATCTTCACCAGACCACATTTTAATTAGTTTTACATTCATTTTACTGATCAATAACTTGTACTTTAATTGGTCTACCATCTAAATGATCTGCAAGCCTATGATAAGCAAATGCAGTAATCACCTGTGGTACTATGAAAGCAATCATAGCAACTATCCAAAAGAAATAGTAATAGTTTTCTTTGTTTTGTGTTCTCATTTGAATTCACACTCTACCATAATTTCAGTTAAACAAGCAAGTAAATTTATTTCTTGATCCGCCACAAACGCCATCTGATATTGATACTTAGCGATAACAAGAACAGCAGCAGCAATACTAGGCCCGTCGAGGGTATTAGAAAGACCATCGTAAATGTGACGCAGAAGTACAGAAGGATCATTGTCCAAGTTATTGACACACCATTTACGTACTTCCGAAAAGTTCTTTTCCTTGAGGTTTTTAATGAGATCATTGACCTTTACATCAGAAAATGTTGCGAGGATACCAGCATCTATTCTACCACTAACAGAGTATCTTTGGCACTCATTTAATATCCTTCTCCAATCTGGGAAGTGTTTATTAACTAATTCAGCTAAGACTTTCTTATCAGCTTCAATCCCTTCTTTGTCCAAGATATCGTTAAGTCGTTTGAAGAAAGAAGCAGCGATTGTGGGTTTCGTTGCTCCGTTGATAGTGAAGTCAACGACGGCACAACGGGAATGGAGTGGCTCAAGGATTTTGTTTTTGTAATTGCAGGTGAATATGAATCTGCAATTTTTATAGAATGCCTCAATATTGGCTCTAAGTAAGAGTTGTACGTCATGAGTTGTGTTATCAGCCTCATCTATAATTATAATCTTATGTGTACCAGTTTGTTGTAAAGAAACCGTAGACGCAAAGTTCTTAGCCTGATTCCTAACAGTGTCTAGGAATCTTCCTTCATCAGAACCATTGATTATAATATAATCCGCACCCAACGACTCACAGATCGCTCGGGCAACGGTAGTTTTACCAATTCCTGGCGGGCCACTAAGAAGAAGGTTGGGAATTTCTCCTGTTTCCAAAAGAGCTTGGAAGGTCTTTTTGATAGTTTCAGGTAGTATACAATCATCAATTGTTTTGGGTCTGTATTTTTCAACCCACAAAAATTCATCCCTCATAGATTAAAACCCTTTTTAGTTTTCCAATCAGCATACATTCTACCATACATCATCCCTTCATAGAATTTAATAGGGTCTCCTTTGAGGATTTCCTGTTCTCTTTTGGTAAGATTAACATCCATTGCGATGTATTCTCTTTCCCAATCTTGAACATCTTTAAAGAATTGTTCTTTGTTCATAATTTAGATCCAATCTGGTTTTCTGGATTCGTCACGTAAATAATTAGATGCAACCCAAGGTTTGCTCCTAATGTAATTCTTGTAAGCAGTAAAAGTGTCAATGCTTGTGTCATGTTTATATTCATCAGGCATTGCACGAGTAAATGATTCTACCATACAATAACATGTAATTACTTCTCCTGCAAATCTATGAAATATTTTTTTTGCTTCAAATAGTGCCTTATGGCATCCATGTAATTTACCATAACGATGAGTATACTCACCAGACAAGGCACAACCATGCTGTATTAACCATGCAGTATTGTAAATACTTGCTGCTGCCCATTGAGTGCAAGGATGATTACGAAACGCACCTTTTTCGGTCTTGAAGGGGGTTCCATCCTTCTTCTTGACCAAATCATCACCCCAGTCATAATACCAGTGTGAGAAGACAATAGAAAGCATCTGGCATGTCTCCAATGGCATCTTGACTACATGTTTATCAGGCAATACTCTTGCTGATACATGTGGATCAGGATTAGTAACAAAGATATTCATAGTACTATTCTAATCAAATAAATGATGTTTGGAAGTACCAGCGTTATCATTTGAAATATTTCCTATTCCAGTTTCTTCAGTTTCTTCTAAAGTATACTCCCAATCTTCTATTACAGTATTGGCAAATAATTTATCAGAGAGTTCATCCATTTCTTTCCTTGCTACCTCTTCACTCTCAGCATCAAACCAAAAATCAATACACTTACCAATCCTCAACAAATGGGGTTGATGATTAGGAGTAACTCTTTGCGTATTATTCATCACTGCATTACCAGCAGCATCAGATACAGAACCTCTCAACCTAACATGAACGAGTGCTTTGAATCTCATTTTTTAGTAGTGTTGCTACGTGTACGATTAATAATACTAATGAACTTATCTCCAGCAAATGTACCACCAAGGCAGACATCTATCTCATCACCATCTTTCCAATTAACCTCACCGTTCATTTTAGTGTGTTGCATTAGGACAGCAATCTTGTCAATAACTTCTTGTGTTAGTCTCATTCTTGAATTTCATCCAATCTTAATGGTTGAGTTTCTGTGGGAACCCATTGATTGTTTTCCCACTTGTATCCTGTACGTCCAAGATACTCCACCTCTTGTTCCCATTCAATAAGAGCCTCTTTAACAATTCCTTTAATCCACTTTCTAATCATTATCCAAAAGTAGAGTCAGGTTCTAGTGCAATGTAATACTTAAGATCAGTATTCTTATTAGTAAATTCTGCAAGAAGTTTACTGGAGATTACAACATCATAAGCGCCAGGAATAATCTTAATATTCTCTACCTTAAAGTTAAAGGCAAACTCAAGATCAGTCTCACCAACTTCTTCACTAAACTCATGAGAAGTATCGTTCTTCTTGTCTCTTACAACCAATTCTATCTTACCATTTCTACCAACTGCTGACAAGTCAGGAACTTGATAGATTGATGCAGCCTTAAGTAACTTATCTAACTGTTGAGTTGCAACAGTAAAACAAACATCTCTAGTCGGTAATGTAATCTCTTTTTCTGGTGGAGATACAATGACATCAGGGTCAGCAAAGAAATA